TCAGATGTCACTAAGCGAAATAGAAATGGTCAGACAAAATCTGGTTTATACTCTTTGTTTATCCCAATGGAATGGAACTACGAAGGATTTATTGACGAGTATGGAGTTCCAGTATTCACTACTCCTGACACAGATGTGTTTGCCCCAGACGGTGAACTAATAGATATAGGCGTAATAGATAATTGGCAAAATGAAGCCGATGGCTTAAAAGACGATCAAGATGCTTTAAACGAATTTTACCGTCAGTTTCCTAGAACTACAGAGCACGCGTTTAGAGATGAAACAAAAAATAGTATATTTAACTTAATAAAGATATACGAGCAGATAGACTATAACGAAGAAATGTCTAGAACTCTTGGGATTACAATAGGTAATTTTCAATGGGTCAATGGAGTTAAAGATTCACAAGTAATATTCTACCCAGATCAAAAAGGTAGATTTAAAGTTAGCTGGGTTCCACCTCAGCAGTTACAAAATAGAGTGGTACTCAAAAACGGTATAAAATATCCTGGTAATGAACACATGGGAGCGTTTGGTTGCGATTCTTATGATATATCAGGAACTGTAGATGGAGTAGGTTCTAAAGGAGCATTACACGGCTTAACCAGGTTTAGTATGGAGGACGCTCCTGCAAATAGCTTTTTTTTAGAATACTTATCAAGACCACCTACAGCTGAAATATTCTTTGAAGATGTATTGATGGCTTTAGTATTTTATGGTATGCCAATACTTGCAGAAAACAATAAACCCCGTCTTTTATATTATTTAAGACGTAGAGGATATAGAGGTTTTTCTATGAATCGTCCTGATAAATCATGGAATAAACTTTCTGTAGCAGAAAAAGAAGTTGGTGGAATACCAAACTCTTCAGAAGACATAAAGCAAGCTCATGCAGCTGCTATTGAAATGTACATACAAGATCACGTTGGCATGAGACAAGATGGAACGTTTGGTGATTTATACTTTAATGAACTATTAAACGATTGGAGTAGGTTCGACATAAACAAAAGAACAAAATACGATGCAACAATAAGTTCTGGTTTAGCTATCATGGCTAACAATAGGCATTTGTATGCGCCAAATGCTAAGGTTGAAAAACCTAAACTAAATATAAACATATCCAAGTATAGTAATACTGGAACTAATTCACAAATAATCAAATAATAAATATGGCAGAGTCTGGCATTAAAAGTTATTTCCCGAGTCAAACAGTAAGTGATGCTGAAAAGTTAAGCTATGATTATGGCTTGAAAGTAGGTAAAGCTATAGAGCAAGAGTGGTTTAATAATGATAGAAATATGAATAGATATAGATCTAATCATAATAATTTTCATAATTTAAGATTGTATGCTAGAGGCGAGCAATCTATTCAAAAATACAAGGATGAGTTATCTATAAACGGTGATTTGTCCTATTTAAATTTAGACTGGAAGCCAGTTCCAATTGTATCTAAATTTGTAGATATAGTAGTAAATGGCATCGCTGAAAGAACATATGATATAAAAGCATTTTCTCAAGATCCTTTTGGCATGGCTAAAAGAACTGAATATATGGAGGGCATATTGAAAGATATGAGATTGAAAGATTTTAACAATACCGTGCAGCAAGAGTTGCAATTAAATGTTAGGAGTAGTGGTGTAGAAGAACTTCCCGAGTCTAATGAAGAGCTAGAGCTTCACATGCAATTGTCTTACAAGCAATCTGTTGAAATAGCAGAAGAACAAGCTTTAAATACATTATTAGAGGGCAATAAATATGAATTAATAAAAAAACAATTTTACTACGATCTTACCGTTTTAGGCATTGGCGCTGTTAAAACTTCTTTCAACACTTCTGAGGGTGTTGTTATTGACTATGTAGATCCAGCTAATTTAGTATATTCATATACCGAGTCTCCATATTTTGATGATATATATTATGTTGGAGAAGTTAAGTCTATACCGGTAAACGAATTAGCAAAGCAATTTCCGCATTTAACAGAAGATGATCTTGAAGATATAATGAAAAACAAATCTTACAATAGATCTAATTACAACTCAAGACATTCTTACAATAAAGAAGATAATAATACTATTCAAGTTTTATATTTTAATTATAAAACATACATGAATGAAGTTTATAAAATAAAAGAAACTGGAACTGGTGCTGAAAAAATAATATCTAAAGATGATTCGTTTAATCCACCAGAAAGTAAAGAGGGTGGCTATAGTAGAATGTTAAGATCTATAGAGTGTCTTTATGACGGTGCTATGATTTTAGGTACTGATAAACTACTTAAATGGGAAATGTCTAAAAACATGATGCGCCCTAAAAGTGATTTTACTAAAGTTAAAATGAATTATGCTATTGTAGCTCCAAGAATGTATAATGGTAAAATAGATTCGTTAGTAAAACGTATAACAGGTTTTGCAGATATGATTCAATTAACTCATTTAAAAATACAACAAGTATTATCTAGAATGGTTCCAGATGGTGTTTATTTAGATGCTGATGGTTTGGCTGAGGTTGATTTAGGAAACGGTACAAACTATAATCCTCAAGAGGCGTTAAATATGTTTTTTCAAACAGGTTCTGTTATAGGTAGATCGTTTACTAGCGAAGGCGATATGAATCCAGGTAAAGTGCCTATACAAGAAATAACATCTGGTAGTGGTGGTAATAAAATGCAAGCACTTATAGGTAATTATAATTACTACTTGCAAATGATAAGAGATGTAACTGGGCTTAATGAAGCTAGAGATGGTAGTATGCCAGATAAAAATGCTCTTGTTGGTATTCAAAAAATTGCAGCTGCTAATTCAAATACTGCTACTAGGCATATATTGCAGTCTGGTTTATTTTTAACCGCAGAAATATGTGAGTGTCTTTCTCTTAGAATATCTGATATTATAGAATATTCACCAACTAGAGACGCTTTTATCCAAGCTATTGGAGTTCACAACGTTTCGGTTTTAGAAGAGTTAAAACAGTTGCATTTATATGACTTTGGTATATTTATAGACTTGCAACCAGACGAAGAAGAAAAAACGGCTTTAGAAAATAATATTCAAATGGCCTTACAACAACAAATTATTGAGCTTGCTGATGCTATTGATATTAGAGAAATTAAAAACATAAAACTAGCAAATCAATTACTTAAAATACGTAGAAAAAAGAAATTAGATAGAGATCAAATTGTGCAACAACAGAACATGCAGCAACAAGCTCAATTAAACCAACAGTCTGCTCAAGCGGCTGCTCAAGCTGATGTGCAAAAAAATCAAGCTATAACGCAAAGCCAAGTTCAGTTAGAACAAGTTAAAGCTCAAATAGAATCTCAAAAAATGACCCAAGAAGTTGCAATGAAAAAGGAATTAATGAAATTAGAGTTTGAATACAACATGCAACTAAAGAACATGGAGGTTACATCTACAAAAAGTAAAGAAAAAGAAAAAGAAGATAGAAAAGACGAAAGAACAAAAATCCAAGCAACTCAACAATCAGAACTTATAGACCAAAGAAATAGTGGTAAACCACCTAAAAACTTTGAGTCTTCAGGTAATGATATACTAGGCGGAGGATTTGACTTAGGCGCGTTTGAGCCTAGATAAAATTTATTAATTATTATTATATTATATTATGGAAGAAAAATTAAAAGAAGTAGTTGAAAAAACTACCCAAGAAACAACTGAACAAGTTGATGAAAGTAAATTTGAGTCTGCTAATGACGATGGTGTTATAAAAGTAGATTTAAGTAAACCACCTAAACCAGAAGAAAAAAATGAAAAACCAGAAAAAGACGCCGAAGCTAAAGCAAGTCCAACTGACGACGGCGGAGTGGTTGCAGAGCCTGAAAATGCCGAGCCCACACAAGAACAAGAAGAAGTACAACCGGAAGCAGAAACACAAGAGGCTCCGGCACTAGAAGAAATTACTGAAGAAGAAGTCGCGGAAGTAGAAGAAAAAATTGAAGAAGCTGTTGCTGAAGCTGAAGCTACTGGAAAACCACTACCAGAAAATATTCAAAAGTTAATGGACTTT